CTGGACTTCATCTGACGAGATGCATTAGTAATGTCAGGGGTGTTAAGACCAGTACCTTGGCAGAACAACTTCATGCCGCCGCCGGAACCAGTAGACTCAATAACAGGAGTATTGAAGTTCGAGTTTTCACCAAACGATTCTGCTACAGCAGAAGCAAATGGGTATACCGTAGATGAGCCGACAATTGAAATCGTGCCAGCTCGGTCAGCGTGTGCAACACCTGCGGCGATTAAACTCACAAGTGCTACAACGCTAGTAATAAATGCTCTCATTTTTTTCTCCTTTAAAAGAACATTAAGTAAACAGGCCGTGTATAGCAATTACGATACCTACGCTTGCTGCGAGACCAATCATCATTTTGAAGAAGTCTTTACCGACCAGAGGAAACACTGAACGGAATTTACGCTTTTGCGTAAACGTAGCAATCGCAAGTTCGCGACCTGTTAGAAGACCAATAAACACCCAAGTAGTGCTCATTGGAATATCGTTTAATTCTTTGAAGAACCAAAGAATAATAAAATAGAATAAGTCAATGATAGTAGCAGAACGTACATAACGAGTATTATGTTTTTCTAACACGACAGTTTGTATTTTACCACCACGTTCTCTAAACATCCAAAACAATCCGCCTACAAAAATGACAGAAATTGCAAGCATCATTTCTACAGGTATTTCTCTTGGCAAGAACACAGCAATGTTAGCCATATCATGACTCAGCCATGTATACCATAAAAAGCCTGTTGTAATCCATTGTCCAACTATCCAGTATTTTCTATGTTCTTCTTTAACTGGATTTGATTCGTCAAGCAGTTTGCTAATAATAAACCAAATACCGTAAGCTGACACAGCAGCAATTGCATAACCCATAATTGATTTCATTAGCATCTTTTCTAGAACAAACGTACTAGCAAAAGCTGACAATACTAAGAATGAAGTAGATACCGGAACACCAAGTCTAGTTAGTACAAGTAGTACTGCCGGAGCTAATGCATGATACCATTGAATTTCCTGAAAGGGAATTTTGTTTAGGCGGCCATAGGAGATATCACCACCGTTAACATACCATCCATACCAGATAGTAAAAAGGAGCACTGCTGACGCAGCACCCCACATTAAATAACGATTTGTTTTTTCGTTTGAAGCAATCCATGTGCCAAGAGTCTGAACAGAATCGTTGGCAATCACAGAATAAGATGCTAGTAGAAATCCCACCACCATCCAAATTGATAAGTAGTCCATTTTTTACCTTTCGTTTGCAGGCTTGTCCCCTGCGCTTACTAATTGGTTATGCAAATCTATTTAGTAATAGATATAAAATAAGGCGTAAAAACGCCTTACATTAGAACCAAAATTTTTCTGCCTTTTTTATCTTTCTCAAAACGACCATAATAACCTAAGTTATCTTTATCGTCCATTTGTTCAAGAGATTCTAGCAGCATTTTCTTTCGTAGGCGGGCTGGTACATTTACAGCAGCATTAAGACTCACTTTACCATAAACCATATCTGCATTCTTAACCAGTTTTTTAAATTCTTTTAAATTGTATCTAATCATGTTACTGGTATGTTCTCCCCGCCTGTTGTGGTTACCTTGGTAACATTTGCATAACGGAAACTACGCCACGCTTGTTGATTTGTATCCCATACTACAAGAGTGTCCCCTTCTCGTTCTTCTGTAAGTTTTTCAACTACTTCTTCAGGCAGTCGAGTTTTATCGAGTGTACAGTTCATTACACGTTCGTCGCCATTAATTTTATTAAAAGTAACAATTAATTCATTATGCCGTAAAAAAGTTAACAGTGATTGTTTAGTAGGAATAGTCATTCATTTTCTCCGTTGTCTGTTTCGCCCCAATATTTGAAAAAGATAGCAAGGGTACACCAAACATTAATAATTAAACCAATAAGCCCCATGAATCCCACAAGAATCGGTGTTACCACAAAGACACTCAAAAATAACACAATCCACAGTTGATTACGAATGCTCATAGTCATAGTTCTACCTCATTTTCAAAATATGCATCCCAAAATAGTTTTGCGGCTGCTTTCATCAAGTCTGGATTAACAAGTATAGCAGGCTTGCTTGTTCCGAGTTTATTAGCAGCAAATACAGCAATACGATATTGAATATCATCGTATGCAAATTCGCTCATAGTGTCATATGTGACAGTGTTAGCATCAATCATCGTGTTGTCCTTACTTCGTATGTTCTTGGGCCTTCGGTAGTAAAATCCAATCCTGCCATTTTACCTTGATAGTGACTGTGTTTTGGATTCCATTGTAGCCTTATTTTGTTACCAGCAATTGCTACAGTTAACATCCTATGCTGCTGAAGATCAAGAACTTCGGCCTGTTGTGTGCGATCTGTATCAACGCAATACAATTCGCATATATTTTCAAATCTAGTTGACATTTATGTATTCCACCAAAAACCAAAATAGAGGGTTAAACATAAGGTAGGTAAACACTGCATAAAATAGTACAGTGCAAGCTACTGCATACGAAGTGTATTCAGCTATTTTGTTCAAGTACTTCATGTATTGCCTCATCTATTTCGTTAACATTAATAGGGTGCTGAAACAACCCAATTACAACTTCCTTAATTTTTTGTTTATTATAACGCATACTAGGGTAGCTGTCAATCACATCTTTAACTGCTAGTTTAATTATTTCTTCCATTTTTAATCCTCTTGAGTATAATTTTACCTACATCAACAAACCATACTCCTAATAGCCCAACACCCATTGCCGAGAAAATCAAAAGCATTGTAAGGGCAGTAAAATCATGTACTTGCCAACCGTTAAACATTTGCAAAAATATCATGGATATCTTTCAGTAATTCTTTTGCTTCATTAGGAGCACGTTGAAAAATATTACGTCCAACAATCATACCTAAGCCGCCACCGTAAGCAATATCTCGGGCATCGTTCAGTACATTGTCTCTAGCAGTTTTTGCTCCTCCCGAAAACAGCACAGGTATCCCACAGGCTGCTTTTACAATCTTTTCTACGTCTTCCGCTTTGTTGTAGTTTCCTGCAGGCAACTTAACTTTGATCACTGTCGGCTCTAGTTGAGCAGCAATGTAAGCAGCATGCATTGTAGTTTCTAAACTTGTAGGATCAAAGTCACCGCCTCTAGGATAACTCCATAAAATACATTTTGTGTAAACAGGTGCAATATGTCTATAGCGCCATTCTGCAAATTGTTCAATCATTTGATTTTGCATAGGAGCTCCAGGATATATAGTAAAACCTGCTCCGCCAAATTTAATTGCTGACTGTCCGTACCTAGCTTGCATAGGCGTAGCATCTTTGTTAAGATTGTTAGCGTGATTCATTTTTACAATCACATTGTCTTTTTGCTCGGGATACTTTTGAACTAAAAGATTTGCTACACGGTAAGGCAATGCTGTAGCGCTTACAAGCCCTTCATTTAACAAATTATTGATGTATTCAATTTGATAATTTACATCTAACATTTCAGGATGATCAGTATCAAGAAATGCTGCCTTAGGTCCATGCTCTACACCTTGATCAATAGGAAGAACAATAGAATATGTGTCTTTTGCTGCAAAGTTGTCATCGCTTAAAAATTGGTGTTTCATATACTTTACCTTTACTAATCGCCCCAATCAAACAGATCTTGTGGATCTCCGAAGGCTCCCATCGTGTTATTTAACTTAGGTTTATTTTTCTTTGAAGAATTTTGTTTTTTTGGTTTTGTAGTTTGTGTTGACGAAAGTCTAAGATGGTTTACTGCATCCTTTACACGACTAGGGTATTCTCCTAAAAATGTACCAGCTTCTAAGTCGTCTATAGAAATATATTCTTTATGCCAATGACTAATATCTTCCCAATTATCTAGCATGGTTTTGGCCATTTCGTCGAATAGGCTATCACTTAAAATAGCATCGTCTTCAACATAATAGGCATATGCAGCCATCAAGTACCACGGCACGAGCATACTAACATTTGCATCGCAAATTTCTTTTGCACGTTGGTCAAATAACATTTTAGTCTCCTACTTCAGTAAGTACTTTCTTGCGAACTACTTTATGGAGACCTGGGTTGACCCGCAATGCGTGTGGCATAAGTTCATGCCGAATATAGTTACGCATGTATTTTGTATTTGTATTACTTGGGTCTTCTATAAAATCAACTGAATACTTTTCTGCCCACTTGTAAAACTGTTCTTTTGTGTTAAGTCTGAACGGGCGAATAATTTGCTTGCGCCGATATGGTACAATCTTACCAGTACCATGTAGCGAGCTCCAAATCCAAGTTTCAACACAATCGTCTAAGTGATGCCCAGTAACAACTTCAATATCTAACTGTTGAGCTTGTTCATCAAGCCACTTGTATCGTTCTTTACGCCAATGCTCTTCTGTACTTGTGCCGTTTGGTGCTCGAGGATCTGCAATTTCACCAATGCACAGTTTTAGATTATTGTCGTCGGCGTGTTGTTCTAAAAATGCTTGTGCTACGTCGCCTGTAGTAGTGCCGTGATTAAAGTACAGCAAGGTCACATCGTGATTGTTGCTAAGGAAGTCAGCAATTACCATAGAGTCTACGCCGCCACTGCAAGCAATAGCAATACGGCGAGAGATGTGACCTTGCAGTTTAAACATCAGGGATTCAACACTTCTTCATAATGTTCACGAGCTTCGAGCATAAGTTCAAGTTGTACTGTATTATCATTTTGACGACAGTCTTGAATCTCGTCGTTAATACTTTGCCAAGCTTGTTCCATTTCATTTACAATAGGCTCTTGCAGCAATTCGTAATATTGTTCACTCATGTAATTCTCCTTTACGTCCATCATTGTTAAGAACTGTTTTGTACCAATGACAGAAAGAGCAATATGCATTTGTATTTTCTTTACTGTTGCTACCGCCATCGGCTTTTCTAAAATCGTGATCGCCGTGGTTATAACGACGCTTTACTTCGTGTTTTTGTATATCGTCGAGATCTGCATCAAAGTAGTCTTTGCATTTTTGCCAGCGTGGATCTTCATTTACATCCTGCCCGCAACATTCACAAACATCCGAACGATGAAATGTATGCTCACGTCCAGTACGGCCATATCCGCCGTACTGAACTTGTGCTACTTGATGTTCTCTACAGTATAAGTCGTGACCGGGTCCTTTGAAAAAAGTAATTAACTCGTCACAACCGGGCATTGTGCAACAGCGACTTTCTGCGATGATACGTTTACGTTCGAATTTACTTTTCAAGTCGTCAATTGCAACATCGCGAAAGCTCATTACCAAAGATCCTTTTCGCCTGGCGTAAAGCCGTTATTAGCACGATAAGTAGGAACTGCTCGCCCCAAACTTTTTGTAATTTGTGCATTAAAAAACGGCAAACCGTGCGTAGGTTGCTTCTGCATAGATGGCTCTTGCCACGCTGACTGCGGCTGCTGCTCATACCAATTTTCATATGCAGTTTCGCACTTAGCCCAGAACGCACCAGTAGGCGAAAAGTTAGCATCAAACAACCCAAGATTCATATCAGCTAGATCGTAAATATAGTTATCGTCTACATCAATACTTTGCATTTCTGCAAGCATGAGCCATGACATCAGCATATAGATCTCTTTAGGATCAACTGCACGCTGTTTACGGATTGCACTCCAATACTTACCAAACTGTTCTACTACTTCTGGCGATGCTTGCATAATCTCTTGCATACGTGAAATAGCACCAATTTCTTTAGTATTATCAAACTTTTCAGCAGTAACAAACAACTTATGCTTTTCTAGCATCTGTTGCTTGCGTTCTGCTTCGAGCCAAATAGGCTTTTCGCTGCCATCAACTCGTACACCGTAAATCATTTGTTGGAAGACGTCAATAGCATCTAGTGGCAGCTTGTCTTCTCCGTTAAGACCAATAAAGTTTTCACGAATCTCTGCTTTAGTGCTTACATCATACACTACAATAGGCACATCAAAGTCTGCAGGGTTTTCATAAAACACCATTGTACTTAGAATATACAACAAGATAGCAGTGTGTTGACCGTCCCATGCTACATAACGTCCAGGACGATTTTCGTCTACATAACACTGAATAGGCATCACTTTTGTTGCTTTGAAGTCAGCAAGCATTCTAAGGACATGATTTAGATTGAGAAGACGTTGCATAGTCACATCAATCTCAATATCACTTAGTTTGGCAGTAAGACTACGACAAAGGCGTTTTTGCACATCGGCAATAGTTTCAAATTCCGGATGACGTCGACGAAACTCACGACTCATCATACGAAACTCAATAGCTTCGCTTTCTCCAACAAAGCTATCAAAACGCTCTGCTAAACCTACAAAGTGGCTTTCACTCTTTCCATATTGCAAGTTCCATTGATCTGCGTAAGATCCGTTAGACGGTTTAATCATAAAAGAATTAGACATTTTTTCATCTCTCTATGTCTGTTAACTGTGTATATAATATAGCAAGTTAATCAGGAGATGTCAACCTAATATCTATAGGTAATTCTGCCTTTGGTCATATCGTAGACACTGAGTTCTATTTTTACTCTATCGCCTTCGACTAATCTGATTTTGAATTTTTTGATTTTTCCACTTGTATAAGCAGTAACAAGATGTTCGTTATCTAACTCAACACGAAAGAATTGATTAGGTAGCATTTCGGTAATTGTGCCGTCTACCTCTATTATATCATCTTTATTCTTTCCCATCTATTTTTTCAAGGATGATGGTTCCTTGGTCCCCCGCTAGTATTTTCAAGTTATCTCCTGGTTTCAAATCCATTGCTTCGATAAGTTCAGGAGGGAGTACCATGTTTGTTTCTCCCTCGCTGTTCTTTTTAAAAATATCTTGATATTTATACTTTTTCTGTTCTGTTTTGTTTGTCATTAACTATATCTGCTGCTAGAGCCTGTATCTGATCTAAGCAGTGTTTTTTATTATAAGGCTCTAAGTTTGCATCATGCTGTTTTACATACCTCGCCAAGTCGTCCATTGCTTTGATTTTTGTGATAACTTGGTCGATACTATGTAACATGATTTTTCCTTTCTTATGTTCGTTTCAAGTATTCAATAATATTTTCAGGTGATGTTTCTCCGTAAGGATCAAAATCTTCACCTTTGTTGTTTATACCTGGTTCTACCCACATATATTCAATATTGCCATCGTCGATGATCATAGCATAACGCCAGGACCTTTGTCCAAAGCCTAAATGATGTTTGTCAACAAGCATTCCCATCATTCTTGTGAACTCGCCGTTTCCGTCTGCAATTACTTTTACGTTTTCAATTTCTTCACGTTTAGCCCACGCATTCATTACAAAGCTATCGTTGACGCTTATGCAAAATATCTCATCAATTCCTAAATTTCTTATTTGGTCATAGTTTTCCTCAAAGCCTGGTAATTGCTGTTCAGTGCAAGTAGGCGTAAAAGCGCCAGGTAATGAAAACAAGATAACACGCTTGCCGTTAAAATAATCGCTAGTTGAGATGTCTTTCCATTCCCAGCCTTTACGTTCGCTCCATGGAGCGTCTGGATTGCTAGGTACTCTAGTTTTCCATACACAATTAGGTATTGTTTGACACATATTTTAAATATTCCTTATATAATAAATTATATATCTATGCTATTGCGTACAATACTATTTTGTGGTCCAATGGAAGGTCGCTGTCTGCGGATCAGTTGCTGTGATGCTTAACCCTTTTGCAGGTAGCACAGTACCAGAACTTATTTTATCAACAAAATCTTCGCCTGAACTTATAATGGTAAAAGTTCTAGTAGACTTGTTAATTAGCATTATGTGGTCAAAGCCATCTGTAGTTTTATAGCTTTCGTGTTGGATAAATGTTATTGCTTTCATCAAGCCTTCGTAGCTCAAAGTAACGCCTTCTGGAGTTTGATTTACTGCTGCATCTATTAGGTTTTCATAATATTGATCTGTGCGTGAGCCTCTTACTTCTTTATAGTTACTTACTAGCTCTTGTATAAGATCATGCAAAAACTGCACTGAGTCATTCTTTGAATAACCCGCAGCATTTAAACTTCTTTGATAATTGTCGGTACCACTTTTAGTAATACCACTTACAATACTTTTTCCTTTAAGGTCGCCTTTTCTGTGTAATTGATTCATTACTTTCCAAAGCTTATTGTGTTCTTTTCTAAGCAGTCTTGTTACTCCAGCATGGGCAGCTTTTCCTGGCTGAATCTGTGTGCCGTTCAGTCTCCCGCCTGTTGGTGCTGTACCTTTTTTATAGTTGCCGCCTTTGATTTCATATCCTTGCCCGTCTATAATTAGGTCGCCTTTTTCTTGCGCTTTCTCTGTCGGATCACCTAGGGCAGCAAGTGCTAATTCACCTGGTCCAACATTACCCCCAGTTCCAGCAGGCATGCTGTTTAGAAGATCATTTATAATTATATTATATACGCCTTTGTGTGTTGGATTTACATAGTCATCGATAGAGCCATGACCGCCTTCTGCTCTAACTAGATTAATCATGTTTATGACTTGACCGTCAGCGGCAGCCCTAGCAAATTCTAAAGCTTCTTCTTGTTTTAGTTCACCTGTTTTAATTTTTCGTCTAAACAAAGTATCAAAAAGATCCATAAGAGTATTTTGAGTCTTTTCTCTTGTTTTCATTTTCGATATTTCGTTTTTTGTAAATCCTGCATCTTTATAATTTGGAATTACAAAACCGTCTATTTTTTGTGCAAGTCTCGCTAGCTGTGCATCAATTGCATTCATAAATTTTACAGCGTCTGCTTCTGCTGCTGCTCTGCCTTCTGCTTTTGTTTTTTCAAATGCACCATCTACAGTAACTCTTAATTTTGCAATAGTGTCTCTGAAAGCGCCGACAATAGGATCACAGTTAGGAACTTCGTCGCAAATCATTTGTATTTTATTATTTAATTCTTCAATAAGGGTATATGTTGCAACATCTTCAGTGATGGGGTCGCTAACTAAATTACCGCTTTCATGTTTGTCATGATGAACTTTATTTAATATACTGCTAGCTTTGTTAATCATCGCCTGTATCAAACCCTTTGTTTTGATTACAAGGCTTGCATCTGTTTTAGCAGCAGTGTCTAGCTCTTTTTCGATAACTTTTAGATCAGTTTCAATTTGATTTTCTGCTTGTTCTAGTAAAAATCTTGGTGTTGAAAAATCTGTGAATTTCATATGTAAACTCCGTATGCAGTATTTATCGAAGTTTAATCATTATCCATAGTAACGTCTAACTGAAATCCTGAATTGTTACTAATTAAAACGCACTCTAGAATTTTTTGTTCTGCTACTTCAAATGTGTAATTACCCACAGCAGCCATACCTTCACGTTCTATTTCTTCAATACATGATTCTGCACTTTCATCTGTATGATGGAAAATACCTAAAAGTATTTCTTTTACTAGATTTCTTGGTGTAGTATCGTTGTCAAACACATAAACCTTAAACTTAGAAGGAATAGGAGGGTTAGTTGAAATAGTTTCGTTAATGCTCACTTTTGCTTTAGTCATTGAATGCCTCTTTTAAGTATTTAGCTACAGGTGAAGGGGGATTGCTCCCCCTTTTATTATTACCCATCAATCAGATTGGGTTCGGTGATTGCAATCTTTTTAGGTTGCAGTTCTTCTGGTACATAACGCTTCAAATGAACGTTAAGCATACCCAGTTCAAGTGATGCACTTTCTACTTCAATATGGTCAGCAAGAGTAAATTCTCTAGTGAAATTGCGTGAACCAATACCTTTGTGCAAATAGTCTACTTCGCCGTTAGTTTCTGGTGAAGCACCTTGTACTGTAAGTACATTTTTTTCCAAAGTAATATCTAGATCAGCCATACTGAAACCTGCAACAGCAACAGAGATAACAAATTCATCGTCTGTCACTTTGACAATATTATATGGCGGATATGAAGTAGTTTTTGAGTTCTCGAACACTCTGTCCATTTCACGGAACATTCTATCAAAACCAATAGTTGCACGGTGGAGTTGTGGTAAGTCGAGAGTAGTGTATCTTGTCATTTTTATCTCCTTTATAAGCAAGATATAATAGTGAGCCCTTTTCGGCGCTCACTATTATTTATACATGGAATCACAGCGTTTGTCAATTCCCGATAGTATTTTTTTCGTATACTGCATTGTGTGTTTGTGTGCAACGCACAAAGGTTGTACACTTACTAAGTTGCTTGAGGGTTTCTGCTCCTACATACGTGCAAGTGCTTCGAATACCGCCGAGAATATCTTGTACGGTATTTTCTACTGGGCCACGGTAGGGCACAAGAATAGTACGACCTTCTGACGAACGGTAATCTTTGAGCCCGCCAAAGTGCTTTTTGTTTGCAGTTTGACTACTCATTCCGTAGAACTTACGAAACTCTTTACGTTCGATAACCGGCTTATAAACTTCGTCTTCTTTCATATAGTAATATTCGTTATTATGCACGTACTTAAAGATTTCTTCGCCGCCGCCTTCGTCGTGGCCAGCTAGCATCCCGCCGAGCATTACAAAGTCTGCACCCGCAGCAAATGCTTTGGCTACATCGCCTGGAGTCGTACAACCACCATCAGCAATAATATGTCCACCAAGACCATGAGCAGCATCGGCACATTCCATGACTGCAGAAAGCTGCGGATATCCCACCCCAGTCTGAATCCTAGTAGTGCAGACGCTACCAGGACCAATACCGACTTTGATAATATCAGCTCCATTTAGAATTAACTCCTGTGTTTGATCTGCTGTAACTACGTTACCAGCAATAATAGTTTTAAAAGGATAAGTTTCACGTAGGTGTCTAATAAATTCTACAAAACGTTCTGTATAACCGTTTGCTACATCTACACAAACGAATTGCAATTTGTCTAAAACTTTTTGATGTACTTGCTCAAGTTTATCCAAATCAGCATCACCGATACCAATACTCATTGCCACGTAAGGCTGCGGTTCTGAAAAGAAATCGGCCAGTTCTTCTGCTGAGTAAGTCTTTACCAAACAAGTAAACATTTTATGGTTGCTCAAAGTACGAGCCATTTCAAATGTTCCCACACCGTCCATGTTAGCAGCCATGATAGGAACGCCGTTGTAATCATAGTCGTTAATACGAGCGCCTTTTGCACCTACAAAATTGTAGCTACGCTCCATAGTAACATTTTTACGAGAAGTAAGACGGCTACGCTTAGGACGAATCAGCACGTCTTTATAATCTAGTTTTACATCATTTTCTAAGTGCATTAGAATCCCCGTTGGGCAATATCTTTTCTAAGTTTTTTAAGATGTCGAGCACGACCAGCAGCTTTTTCACGTTTGCGCACCTGACTGGGTTTAATAAATTCTTTACGCTGTCTAAATTCTTGGATAATGCCTTCTTCTTGAACACGCTTTTTGAACCTACGTGCTGCTCCACCAAAGTCATTATTTTTTACAACAACCTGCATGCCTTTTTTGTGTAACACTTCTCTGGCATAAGATTCTATATGTTTATTACGGGACAATTAAACCTCCTATCTTTTCAATTAATTGGTCATAACTATATAGCTGCTTTCTACTAAGCATAGTATAAAATACATTGTTACCTTGTGTCAACCAGTATGTATTTGATTTAGATAAAATATATCCATCAATTACTCTTACTTGTGGATCAGAATTATCCATATCGTAAAACACAAGATTACTCTGATCGATACATGACATAAGCCAATCAGGATCATGCTCTTGCGGCTCATACATATACACTGTGATATTTTCATCCACAGTTTTTAAATACTCACTTAACAAGTTTTTCACTTCTGCTCTAGGATAAATCAAAAGCAGTTTGATACTATCATCATAAATCTTGTCAGGTGGTGTCGCTACTGCGATTTCCATTTCTTATTTTGTTCCAAATTGAATTTTCGTTTTGTTCATCGTTTTGTTTGTATTCATAGTGTTCAGGATCCCACGGAAGATAATCAATTTTTTGTCTTAGGTAAGCAGTCTTATATTCCTTCAAAGTGTTATCAGGATGTTCTGCTTTCCATGCACGTTTATTTTGGTTCCAATTATCGTCATTTTCTTCTAAGTATTCTATCTCTTCAAGAGTTAGTCGTTTTGATTCTGCCGATGATCCTATAATTTTTTTTTTGTGATGTGCTTCTGCAAATTCTTCTAAAGGAATAGGATTGCCATCTTTGTCATATTCTACTTCAACTTCATGAACCTGTACGCTGGGTTCTTTGCCTTCTTCTTTCTCAACTGCTTCTTCAAGACTGTCTTGAAAATCAGAAAATAGACTGCCTACGTGCGGATTTACTTCTTTTGCTTGAACTTCATCATCCGAATCACTGATCTCCGTTGTCTCATTGACTTGGTCAATAGTTTCTTTGTTGTCTTCTTCTTCATTTAATTTTTCAGTTTTTTTTTGAGCTCTGTTTTCTCTAGCAAAGTTAAAAGTATACTGAGATGCAATAAGCAATAGAACTGCTAGCGGATCAAACACAAAGATAATAATAACAATTACCCAACGCACAGCTTCTTCTAAAAGATTCTGTGTTGCATTTTCTCCATATATAAATTCTGCAATGTATCGAATCGGTCCAACTTCGGCCTCTAACTTGCGATACTCACTTTGTAGTTCAAATTTTTCATCAGTAAGCTTATCTATTTCGTCGCTCGCTTCATTGATACGCACACGCTGCTCGGATATCAATGCAGATAAGTTTGCTTGATCACTAGTTGCAAGTTGCTCACTGTAAGTTGTAATTAATTGATTAGATCTATCAATTTCCGCTTGAACACTACTTCTAATTCTGTCAATTTCACGTCTTGCATTTGTAACAATTGGATCATTAGGTACAAACTCAAGTTTTGTAAGTAACTTTGATCTATCTTCTGCTTTTGCTTCTTGCCATTCTGCTGCTGCTCGTTGACTACGTGTACCCCAACGTCCGTCAGCTGACACACCAATCATAGTTTGTGCAAGTGCAATTTCACCGTTGCTCAAATGTCCTTCTAATTTGACAAGTTCTGCATCAATACGAGAAATTTGATCTTCGATGCTTTGAGACTTACTGGCGATAATTGCCTGTTGTTCGTCGATTTGTGGTTGAATTCTTGCTAGTGCAGCATTGATACGTTGCTGCTCAACTTCAATTTGATTTTGAATGTTTTGCTGACCTGTAGAACCAGTGGTTTCTAATTGAGTAATACGTTGATTTGCTGTATCAATGATGCTTTGTTCAGCTTGAATTTTCAGTTCAAGTCTTTCAATCTGTGCAAAACTTTGATCACTTGCTGCTGTTTGTTCAATGTGAGCTTTTGATAAAAAACCAAAAATACCCATAGAAGTAATGAACATAAGCACAAACACTGCACTAGACAAATATAGCTTCAACCACCAAGTTGCCCTGCCCCAGTAATTATGTAGCCACACTGCTGTTACAAGTTTACCTACCTCTAACACTACGCCCATAATAATAATAGGAATAGCTGCCGCTGCAAAGATTGCAACCAAGCCTGCAACAGAATACCAAATTGCAACCGAACTAATACTAAGTGCCGTAATTAAAACTAAAATTCCAAACCACATACTATATTTATTCCATCTATTTGTACAAAACTGGAAACTCTTCTTTTAAAAGAGCTTGCAATTTATCTAAATCTTCATATGTCATATTTTCTCTATCATATCCTAAACGTTTCATTTCGTCTAATAATGCTCGACGGCGTGTATTTTCTCTTTGGACATAAGCATTGTGATAAAGTTCTTTCACCTTACTGAAAATATTTTTGAATACATTCGGAAACAAAAAATACGCTCCGATAATCCAAGGCAACAATGTAAAAATTATCGTAATTATTTCTATAGCTAAGGTAATCATGATCTAGTATCCTTACGCTCATGTGGTTTAAGTTCTCCAGGAAGAACATATCCTAATTCTTCTTCAACTTCATCTTTGGCAACAGTGTTGTCTTCGATCCTTTCAACAAAGAAGTCTTCAGTCAACCAACGTAGATCATTGGTTTCGACTGATCTAAGAAGTACATCGCCAAAAGTGCCTTTGCGCTTTTCAACAACGAGCCACTGTGTGCCGTGTTGCTTAATCCGTTGCTTGCCTTTTTTAGTACGTCCGGTTAAATGGTAAATCATTAGTCAACCTCTTTTAACACGTCAAGAAGGGGCATATGTCTCTTCGACATTTCAACCTCTTTAATAAGAAATCGAGTATCAGGATTCATTTCTTTTAGAACCATCATCAGTTCAGCAGCATTACCCGGACAGGTTTCTTTACTTACAATTTGCAACCAAGAAACATTCACTACCCACCATTCAGTCATTTGTATAACCTCTTTGCTTTTGTTATGGTATTATAGTAGCACCACTAGGCTGAGTTGTCAACCTCTGCGCATCTTAGAAATTTCAGCAGCGTCTTCTTGGCTGAACACAGGAACCATATTGCTCTTATGCATAGTAGCAATTCCAAGCAGCTTACGGGCACCATTGTATGTTTTTGGCTGTGCAGGAGCTGCATGGCCGCCAGCACCTGTGCCCATACTTGGTGATTTATTGCCCTGTCGTTCGTGACTGCGATCACGCTCAAATGGAAGTGTGTTGACTGGCTTCTTTTTGCGGGACTTTAGTTGATCGGGGTGTGTGCCCATCTTGCGCAGCCATTTGTCATGTGCTACTGCTGCTTCACGATCATTTTTAGTAAGACCACGTGTCTTACGATTCTTAGTGTTAGTGGTATTCATACCACGTACAAGATGCATAGTCATAAAAAAACTGCTCCTCTAACTGTTTATTAGTATAAAGGAGCAGTTTTAAAAAGTCAATTGAAATTTATTTTAGAATGACCACTTTGCGCCGATTGAGGTAGCTGTACGGTCTAGGTCAGCATCAAAGTCTGTGTTGCTGAAAAGTACAAGTCCGTTAGCCATTTCGTATGATACGCCAATGCTTACGCCAGACATTTCATAATCAAAATCCCAGTCATCGTTCTCAAATCCTACAGAAGCGTCTAAGCTTAGGTCCATTGGTAGAGCAGCAGTTGCACCAAGTGTTGCAGCCATTGTTCTGTCACCACCGAACCAGTCGCCAGCTACAGTAGCATCTGGAGTAGTTGTGTATTCAAAACTAGCGTATGGAGAAATCATGCTTCCGCCGCCTAGTTCCTGTGCACTTGCTGCACCTGCTACAGTTACAGCCATTGCTGCTGCTGTAGTTGCGATAATAGTTTTCATAGGTTTTCCCTCCGTTTTAAAAACTAAATTATTTAGTTAGTGTGTGTTATTTATCCGATTTACAGTCGGATTATATGTCTTTTTTATGCTCTTGTATTTCTTTTCGGCGTTCTTTTGTTAGTTTAAAAAGTTCGCCTAATGCCTTTCTTGCCCTTACGGCTGCTGCCTTTACTTGTTTTTCTTCGAATAATTCTGCCTCTTTGATATAATTATTAAACTCTTGTACAATCTGTTCATGTAAATTCATTATGCCTGATCCTTAAAAAAATTATTTAGTTCAACATATCCTCCGATTAATTTATCATCGATAAAAATTTGTGGAAGTGTTTTTGCCTCAGGTACTGCTTCTAGGAGCTGCTCCCGGGTGTGTGTTTTTCCTATTTTGTTTTCAGTATACAATATATCTTTTGACTGCAATAATTTTTTTGCAGATTCGCAATATCCACAATGGTCTCTACTCCATATTACAATGTTCATATTTTGTCCTTTCTACGGCAAGGCAATGCCAGTTGTAGAGCTTACATACTGTTTTGCTAAATCTTTCTCAGTTTTTACAATACAGGTAATGGCACTGCTTTTCAAAGTAAATTTACTATCATGACTAGCGCTAAACATAAACGGACCTAGACCTAAGCCTTGTCCTTGCATGATTAGCATCATTGGCTTTGATAGTGTCACACCATCTGCATTTTCACTATCGAATCTGCCAACTACTTCTTCACCACCGGTGAGCTTTAATGATACAGTGTCACCAGTTTTGTATGGTGTTTCGATTAACATTATAATTTAAATCCTTTTAACATGTCATTATTTACGTCTTGTTTAATACCGCCTACAATATATGATTCTACTTCTGTCTCCTGCGGCGCTACTTGTAGTGTGTTTGAGCTTAACCAATGCTGTGTCCACGGTAGCGGATTTGTGTTAACTGGTGCATCGAAAATTGCATTGTATCCAAGTGCCTTGAGTCTGCGATTAGCAATGTATTCTACATACTGATGTAACAGCGTTTGATTAAGACCGATCATTGAGCCGTCCTTAAACAAATAGGTTGCCCATGCTTTTTCCTCGTCTACACATTCTCGCCACATATCATAAACTTCTTCTTCGCACTCTTTCGCGATGTCTACCATTTCTGGATCATCTTTGCCTTGAGCCCAAAGTTTTAAAATATGCGTAGTTAATGCAAGGTGCTGGGCCTCATCCCGTGCAATAAGACTAATAATCTTAGCACTTCCTTCCATGAGCTTTAATTCACCAAAACCAAAAGTACATGCGAAAGACACATAGAAACGCAAACCTTCTAAGATGTTTACATTCATCATTGCCAAGTAAAGTTTTTTCTTAACTTCATGCATAGACCCTTTCTTGTGATGGAACCAATTATCACTTGCTTCATTAAATGCATCGTAGTTTTTGGTAACTGATACTGCACGTTCAATAATTTTATCATCTTCGAGGATTGTGTCTAGCACTTCACTTGGATCGCTGTAGATATTTTTCATAATGTGCGTGTACGAGCGACTGTGAATAGTTTCAAAAAAGTCCCAAGTCACAATACAGCCTTCTAGCTCAGGAATACTAACATGAGGCAAGAAGCTAAGACATGGTCCGCGACCTTGTACACTATCTAGCAGAGTTTGATACTTTAGGTTAGCTGTAAAAATATGTTTTTGCTCTGGCCTAAAGTTTGCATAGTCTGCTCGATCTTTTTGCAAACTGACTTCTTCAGGTCTCCAAAAATAACCAAGCATAGTTTGGTTAAGTTTATCAAACACAGGAAACTTAAATACATCATAGCGCTGGGTATTTTGTTCAGCTCCAAAAAACATATTTTGTTTTGTGAAATCAACTTTCTCTTGATTAAAAACGGTTTTACTCATATTGCGCATGCCTCACACATTTCGTCTTCCTCTGGAAGATCTTCTAAAATTATATTTTCTTCGACTTTCGATTCTTCATCTGTAATCTCAGACGGATCAACTTTGTAATCATAAGTGTTTTGATAGTAGCTTGTCTTCCAACCTAGCTTGTAGGTAGTTAACAAGTCTTGCATCATTACACTCATTGGTACTTCATTGTCCTGATACTGTATTGGATTATAACTCCAATTTGCAGAAATTGCTTGATCAAAAAACTTCTGCATAGCAGCAACAATCTTTATGTAACCCTCGTTGCCTTTCATATCCCAAAGCAAAGTATAGTGTTGCTTTAGTGATTGATACTGTGGCACAATTTGCTTTAATGGCCCTTTTTTACTTTTCTTAACGCTTAAATATCCACGTGGCGGTTCGATGCCATTTGTTGCATTACACACTACACTTGAACTTTCACTTGGCATTTGAGCACTCAGTGTAGAATGCCGCAATCCCCATGTTGCAATATCTTCACGTAGTGCATCCCAATCGTGTCGTAGATCTACGCCGCCGATTGCTTCGTCGACGTCTTGTTTGTAAGTATCAATCGGAAGCACGTTATCTGCATATTTTGTGCGTTCGAAATATTCACACTGGCCACGTTCTTGTGCAAGTTTGTTTGATGCCTTAAGCAGATAGTACTGGAAACTTTCGGTAAGTTTGTCTACAAGCACTGCTGCTTCATTATCTTCATAACTAACTTTATTTTTTGCAAGGAAGTGGGCAAGCCCTACATAACCAATACCTAGTGAGCGACGTGCTTTAGTGGAAATTTCTGCTGCTTGTACTGGGTACTTTTGGTAATCAATAATCTGCTCCAAAGCTCTTACTGCAAGATCGCAAAGATCTTCAAGATCGTCTAGTTCTTTGATAAGCCCAACGTTTATAGCGCTTAAAATACAAAGTGCAATTTCGCCATCTTTATCATCGATATGATCTAAAGGTGTCGTAGGCAATGTAATCTCTTGACATAAGTTACTCATATAAACTTTGTCTTTAAAAGAACTATGTGTGTTTGCGTGATCTACATTCATAATGTAGATACGTCCGGTCTCAGCTCGTTCCTTAATTAACTCACTAAACAGTTCCATTGCAGGAACACGCTTTTTCGGAATAGAACGACTGTTCTCGTATTGCTGATAAAGTTCTTCAAACTCGTCAGGATCGCCAAAGTAAGCTTCGTAGAGCCCTGGAACATCATGTGGTGAAAATAATGTAATATCTTCTCCGTTCAGCAGCCTAGTGTACATTGTCCTGTTGAGTTGTATACTATAGTCCAATTTTCTTACACGACTGTCTTCTGTGCCTTTGTTGTTTTTCAACACAAGTATATCTTCAATCTCTTGATGCCACAACGGGAAATGAACAGTAGCACTACCTCCTCGTACTCCGTTCTGTGTACAACATCGTACAGTAGATTCAAACTTTTTTAAGAACGGAACCACCCCAGTGTGCGCAACTTCGCCGCCGCGGATTTTACTGTTGACTCCACGAATTCTACCAGCATTAATCCCGATACCAGCACGTTGAGCGGTATAGCGGCCAATAGCCATATCACTAGAGAAAATGCTGTTGAGAGTGTCATCACTATCCACAAGCACACAGCTAGCAAATTGACGTATTGGCGTTCTAACCCCTGCCATAACGGGTGTAGGAATGTTAACTTTGAATAGAGAAATTGCATCATAGTACTTCTTTACATATTGTAAGCGCTCTGCTTTAGGATAATCAGCAAATAGTGTTGCTGCAATCATCATGTACATAAACTGTGGCGTTTCAAAAATTTCCCCAGAGGATCGATCCTGTACTAGGTACTTATCAACTACTTGTCTTAGTCCTGCATATGTAAAGTTTTCATCACGTTTGTGATGGATATAAGAATCTAATTTATCAATCTCTTCTTGACTGTACATTGACAAAATTTCGCGATCGTATACACCACGGAAAATATTTTTCTCAATGATTTGACTTAGTGTAATAGTTTGGTATCCGCCAAACACTTGCTTGTACAAGCCGTAAGATAGTAGTCGTGCTGCTGCATATTGATAGTTTGGAGTTTCAAGATTTATAAGATCGCTAGCGCTTCGTACAAGTACTTCTTGTATCTCTCCAGTCGACATACCGTTATAGAATTGTATGTTTGCATTCATTTCAATTTGACTACTACTGACACCAGCTAGTCCATTACATGCTTCTTCTACAACGAAGTGAATTTTGTCGATGTCGAGTGGTTCTCGAGAACCATCACGCTTGACAATCATTATATCTCGATTCATAACTGCTCCAAATTTTTATTATTATAGTAGGTATTCCGCCAAAAGTCAATATTATTTTGTTGGTATAATATGTATCTCGAATTGGCGTAGTGTTATAACACTGCTTAATGGGTTTTGTGAAATTATTTTATCAATTCTACAGAATATCTAAACTTACAACTTCCTAATAGATCGTTTTTTACGCCTAGTAAAATTGTTTCGTCTGAGCTATCACCGTTAACATCTGTAAGTGTTGCATTAAACAAGAAATCTAATTCTTTGTTTGCATCACCTTCGTAGTCGTAACTGTCACTTATCCTTACAGTATTAGATACTCCATTACAAGTAACACGAAGTTCACCCGATCTAGTGGCACTAAAGTCTAAACTGTTTAGATGATAGCGAATTTTAAACTGCTGTGCTTCAACACCTGTATCTGCAGGAAGTCTAAGTCTTGTTACATAGGTACTACTTGATCCTATTTGTCGTTCTATATAATACCTGCTGGTATGATTCACACTACCTTGAATCTCATTTATGTACGGGTAACCTACGTAGGTGTTATCACTGAGAATTTTTGATCTAGAAAAGTAATCATTTATGCTTGCATTACCTGCAATATCAAATCGCAAAACAGGATGTGCTGCTTCATAATCAGCGCCGTGATTATTTCCTACAAATTCAAACGTGTTTTCTTGGCTCACATTATCGTAACCAAACTTAAAATAAATTGCCTGCTGACTTACGTCCTTAAATGTAGAATTTTCAACTTTGTTTTGTATTGCTCCTGTTCTAATACCACTTGACGAGGACGAATCTAAAGTTGAAACTCCTACACCGAATCCTAGTCCAACGCCTAAGTCGTAAAAATTACAACTTTCCCAAAGATTAAATTCAGTATCCCAATCGCTGTATACAGCATAAGACAAGTGATCAAATTTACAATTAACAAATCTGTTGTTAGTGCTTTTTACACTGGCACTCAAATTGTTTAGAACAATTCCACTATTGGCAGATGTAATACCGTCTGTTGATGACCATGCACCTTTAAACTTTACATTTTCAAATATGCTATCTTTACAGCTATCCATTTGTAAAATTGTATTATTTTGCGTAGTTTCTAAATTACAATTACGGAATAACAAATGACTGCTTTGATTTGCTGTAGTGCTGGTACTGTGTGCAGCTGGTGATCCAGGGGTGCTGTCTTCGTTTACTGTAACAAAACAAACAGTTTGAGATCCTGTGTTTCTAATAACAGTGTTGTCTATACCCTCACCTACTATATTAACATGGGGTGGTAAGTATACAGTATTAGTGATAGTGTACACACCTGCAGGAAAATATAACACAACTCTGCTCTTTTCCGTGCCTTTAGTAGACGTGTTTAGATATAATTGGTCAACTGCGTTCTGTAACAATGTTGTTACATCTTGTGTGCTTGTGCCAGTCATACCAAAATCAGCAGCAGAAGCAAAATCATCTAATTTATTTTGCAACGTGCGTTTGGTATTGTCCGTTACGCCTGTTCTAATATAGCCTAGATCTGAATTGTATGAATACTCATTTGCTAATTGAAAGATATTTGACTCATTTGTTAATATCTGTGTGTTACCAACAGCTGGCGCACCTTCACTAACAGAACCATTACCTATAAAAAGCTCTTGAGTATCTACAGCCCAACCTAGCTCACCACTTGCTAATTGTGGTAAACCTGAACCTGAATTCTTTTTACCACGTCTTACTTGTATTTTACTGATCTGAACAACAGCCATTAGATTACCTCACCTATATAAGCTATTTATCAGCTTTTCCTAGTTTGCTAAAGGGTTATCCAAAGCTAATTGTAGTTTAGAGTTTAAGCGATTTTCGAGCTCATTGATTTTTCTATCTGTATCTGCATATAATTGATCTCGCTTAGTATCAAATCTTTGATCTGCAATATCAATCATTTCTCGCACATCTGCTTCGGAAGCATTTACACGATTTTCAATTCTATCTACTAGATCTTCCACTCTGCCTACATCATCTTTTAGATCATTACGTATGTCTCTTGCATAATCTGTAGCTTGCATTACAGCGTCTTCAGTAGCATCCATTTGTTCTGCAAGCACACTCATCTGTTGCTCTATTCCCGACAGGTCTGGTGCTACATACGATTGGATCATTTCTTTCATATCCATGTAATCATTATATACTGTAAAAGCGCCATATAAACCACCTACTACGCTAGAAGCAAGGGCAAATGCTGCCCCTGCTGTAACTGCTGTTACTTTAATACCAAGTATTTTAAATTCTTTATTTTTTAAATTCTCGATACTATCTTCTAGTTGTTCGAGGCCTTCTCCTAAATCTTTGTCAGCCACGTTTTTATCTCCTTAATCTAGGACTACTTTACCTTCTGCAAGTAGTCTTTCTCTGTTTTTCATGTGTTGTTCTTGTACGTCATCTTTGCTTTGACCATGATAAGGTACTGCATGACCTTCTTCAATCATATAAGCAGTTACACGTTTTTCGCCAATTAAAAAATCACCAAGAATACGTCCAAACTTGCCTTTCATATCTTCGCCGTTTTTTGCTACTTCGGTTTTTAAGACTTGATAAGAACCTTCAGGTAATAATTCTTTCAACCGTTCTTTACTTGCTAATCCAAATGCTTTTTCTGTTAAATCTCTAGTTCTTGATTCAGGAGTGTCTATTCCCATAATTCGAACTCGTTCGTCCGTTAGACATACGCCAAAACCTAGATCAATATCAACGTCAACTGTGTCGCCGTCAACTACTTTTAAAATTTTTGCTCTATATTGATACATACCCTCTCCTTTATTATATCAATTATATTGGCTTTGCACCATCTCCCTATGCTTTAGCTCTTGTGCTAGACCATTTCGTAAGCCCTGCCTACTGTCAGGAACATACAAATCTTCATACGGGTTTTCTGATACATATAACAAGCCATCTGGAACTGTTGCGTTATATGCACTAAACCCTGGGACATAACTCATAAGTGCAAGTATTTGTGCTTGCAAAGCCATTTGTGCTTCTGCATCTGCTGCCGCTGCTAAATCTTCAGCGAGACTTTTGAGTTTGTCCTTTACTAATTCTTTTACTTTTTCTCTTTTTGAATCATTACCTTCTTCATCTAATTCTTCAGTCATTTCTGATTCGTTATCGGTTGACTCTTCTACGGTTGCTTCTATAACAACTATAGGATCAGGCATTGTATTTTGTACAGGTAAAGCTGCAACTACAACTGTTGTTGAAGATTCTTGTTGCGGAGTATAATTTGGACACAACGGTGAATATTGTGGATCTGCATTACACATGCTGTTAAAGTATGCATCTTGGTAACCCGGACATGACATATCATACAGAGGATTCGCTGTGCATTGTGTTGTAAAAAGCTGTTCAGCAAAAGCTTCAGCATAGCCAGGACACGAAGGATCGGCAAGTGGATCTGTATAACAAGGATTTGCAGAATATATTAGGTTTAATGAAGATGCTCCAGTTGCAAATTCTGGGCCGTAATATCCTGCCCAATTGCCTGTATCGTCGCCAAAAGCAGATACTACTAAGTTTCCAAAGAAAGCAGGTTCAAGAAAAGGATCGCCAAAATATGTTGATCCCGAAAACGTTGTCCAATCGTATGAACCACTATAGTTGTATGTGTATTGTTTATATAAACTACCGTCAGCGTTATAGATGCTAACTGTAATGTAAAATGGATCAGTGCCAGGCTGATCACCAAAAAGATTAGCGTTACCGTTTTTAATGGTCCATGAATATCTATATCCGTCTACTTGTATTCCTGCTTCTTGCAGGGCTTGATTTATTGCTATAGTTTGCCTAACCACTCCGCCTCCCCAGCCCCAATAAAATGTGCCTCCGCCATAGTTAGGCACGCTGCCGCCACTAGTGCCTGCCCAGCAGTCGACGCCCGGAGTGCAAGCTGTATAAGACCCACTCCAAGTTCCTGTAAGAAGATTCTCTGTCTCAGATGATTGACTATTAGCCGCCGAGGAAACTAAAAGTGAGAAAAGCAAGGAAACCAAGTATAATGATTTCACCTGACTCAGGATTTCTCTTAGCATTAGGTTCTTCCTTATCAAACACGATAGCATTTGGTTCGTCTATATCAATCCACAAGTTTCTTGCATCTTCACCTATTTTTCCATCAATCGGACAAGGAGTTCCGGCATACCACATTGCTTGGAATACTCTTTCATCTTGACAAAGCGCTGATACAGCAGCTACCTTCATGCCCATGTCATAAAGTGTTTTAGATAGTTTTAATCTTTCACAATTCATGTCACGCACAGTGCTGCCAGCTGATAGTCCTAATATCTGCGTCTGCACAGCGCCCGACACACCTACTGTGCATAAATCGCTATTCGATGCACTTATTGCAGGCGAAATAGCACTAGGCGGCGGTGATGTAATGGTAGTATCTGATGTTGTAGTGGTTGTAACCGTACTTTCGGTTGTCGACTCTGTAACTATTGGATCTGTCTGTGCATGAGCTACTGATGCTGCACATACAAAACACAAAGCCACAAAATATTTAATAGCTTTATATGCCATATCATTCTCCCTATATATGACATACTATTTAGCGGATCAGTATTTTATGCAGTGTTTAGCTCATAGAATCGGTATACTCTGTCCCACCAAGCATTTTTCCATTCTTCAAACTCATCTGGCCAAATATCAAACTGTTGGTATTCTCCTGCTCGCGAGCACATAAAAATATGTCCTTCTTTTATATCAGTGCCATAAATTTCATTGTGTGCAATTGCATAAGCAGTTAATTGTAAAAAGTAGTCTTCAACCCATTCTACTTTCTTAGGCTTGTTTGTCTGTTTAAAGTCCATAATCGAGGGCTGGCCTTTGTAAGTACCTACAAGGTCAGTTGTGCCAGCATACAGATTAGGAACATACAGTGCTACTTCTGAGCCCCATATTTCATCTACATCAGTCAAAGCATTCATTTTAATTTCTGTTGCCATTGAGAATGCTTGCTGCGCATAAGGATTGCTGCCAGGGCTAGGCCATTCGCCATGCTCCACATAGTCCTCTAAATACTTGTGCATTCGAGTACCTACGCCTGCTGCTTCAGTAGTAATTTCTCTAGCTTTTGCTTCACCGACTCTTTTACGCCAAGCGATTAAATGAGTTTTGTCTTTTGTAGCATCTAAAATTGTTGTTACACTTGCTACTGCATTACCATCTGGTGTTAAGTATTTTCTTTGCCCGTTTACACTGGTTCTATCTATTGCTTTATAATCAAACTTGTTCTTTATTAGTGTCATCTATTTCGTCTTCGTCCCAATTATAAAAATCCATACTAGAATAAAATGGATCAACATTACTATTAGGATCGTCTTGTGCATCTACTTCTTTAATTTCTGGGATATAATGCATTAACATATTTTCAATGCCCATTTTAAGAGTCATAGTGCTGCCAGCACATCCGCTACATGCACCGCCTAGCTCTAGCAAAAGTCTACCATCATTGAATTCTAAAAATTCAATATTGCCTCCGTGGCCAGCAACTGCCGGCTTGACTTTTTCTTCAATAAGAAGTTTAATCTCTGCTACAATATCGTCGTGGTTACGTTCAGTCATAATTCTATTATACGGTAAAATAATTAAAAGTCAACTAAAATTAGTCTTCTAGTTGTTTAGCTGCTGCTTGTGCTGCTGCTGGATCATCTTTTGCATCATAATCCTGCATGCGCTTTTCTTGATCAGCAGGCAAAGTCATTTGCTGATCTGTTTTCAATTCTATTCCGTCCTTATCAAATTGTTTAACAATTTTTTGAATTCGGTTGTCTTGATCGTATGCGTTGTTAAATGTATCAAAAGTAAACTGTTGCGCTCCTGCATTCGTCATTAAACGATTTAAATCTAAATTTATCACATTAGGCTTAGGATTTTTAATTCCATCAAAGTGAAGATACACAGGTTTTTCATCAGCATCGGCGTTGCCTTGCACAGTCACAAGAATTTGATAGAGTAGATCTGTATTTTCTCGCAGGATTTCTGCAAAGCGCATTATTTGAACTGCTTTCCGCTGATACCCATATCTGTTATAGCCTTAATTGCAAGGTTAATTTGTTTCTCAGCTTCTGGGTGCTTTTTCAACATCATTTCAAGCATGTATAACATTTTTGCTCTCATTGCAGGTTGACTTTGAGCTTTTTTTATAATTGGTCTAAGGCCATATGGGTCAGGATTTCCGTAACCTTCATATGCTTTTTTCTTCTTCTTTTTGCCGTAGCCTTCGCTCATTATAGTGCCAAGTCTACGTGAAAGATCAACTGATTCTCTACGTGTGCGGTCTGCTGGCTCATCCCCACCGGCTGCGGCAGCAGCAGCACCAAACTCATCGTCTGTAGGTATATCTTCATCACCTGGGCCTTCTATGTCAGCACCCATGTCCATATCAGGTGCGCCCATTGGCTCTACTGGACCGCCTTCGCCTGTAAGTATACCAACACTTGCAACTAGCTGTTCTCTAGATTGTTCCATTGCAGCATATAAACTTTCTAGTGCAGGTTTTACAACGTCTTGGTATTGTTGTGCTGTGTCGGCTCCCATTTCATCACGGATGTCGTCAGCTAGTTCTAGCATAGCTTTACTCTGTGCTTCTGCTGTGTCTTCCATCCAGTTAGTAACTTTGTTTACCATGTCTCTAGATGCCATTACTATACCAGCTCTGTCTTCAGCGCCTTCTATTAAAGCTTTGCGATCTATTATCTCAGCTTCGAGTATTTCTAAAAACAGTTGATTCTTTTGATATACATCTGACTGTGTATAATCAAAATTATTTCCTTCTACAAGTTTACTTACTTTTTCTTGTAGAGTAGACTGCATTGCTAGTAGTTGATTCAAAGAATACTCGTCTAACTCAACATCAATATTAAATCTTTCAACAAGATTGTCTTTTAAATTTGTTAAAGTTGGCTTTTTATTCATATCTTTTATGTTCATGGTGCTGCTTCCAATTGTTTAGTATATTTATCAATTTGTATGTAAAATATCTAACAGTTCAGATACTGCATTATCAATTTTTGCAGTACTTACATCTATTCTTACATCAAGCACAGATTGTGCTAGTGAATCTTTTGATTTCTTGCTTGCGTTTTTATAAAACAAGCAGTCATTAAAATTCTTATGTATAATATTATCTAATTTTTTTATTTGGAAAAGTTTGTCCTCGTGAGTATTAGATAACTTTGCTAAAGTAATTGCTGCTACTTTTGAAAATGTCTCAGCTACAAATTTTTTGTTATAAAAAGTTTTATACCCATATTTGACTTTTCTTACGCAAGAACGTCCTATGTAGATGTTATTTCCTTTTTGATAAGGAATATTGGAAACATCTACGCTATTCAGGAGCTCTTTTAAATGGGGTATGACAGTATTCATTTCGCTTTACCAGTATATGTCCGTCTTCTTTTATTTTATTTACTAGATTTTTACGTTCTAGAGTGTTAAATATGACTTCTTCACGTTCTGTCAAACTGTCGATAGGAACTGGCAATCCAAGTTTATTCAATAGATCTTGTTCTTCGTTTGATCGTTGAATCTCGTAACTAAGGATTAGTTCGTTGATCTTCATGTGGCTACGCCTGTGGTTGGTGTAGTAGCAGTAGGCATAGTTTGTGCTGTCGGCGCAGTGGTAGGTGTTGTTTGTGCCGGCTGAACAGCTTTTGAATTTTGTGCTGCTATCACTGCCTGTGCAGCCTTTCTTTCTTGGCGTTGCAGTTCTGGCAATTCTTCTGTTTGTGCTTTACGTATTTCATCACGCTTGACTCGCACTGCCTCCCTCGCCTGCTGCAAAGCTGTGTTTGCTGCTAGTACAGGGTCTTGCTCTTGTAGCACATCTTCTTGCTCTTTTAATAGATCTATAACTTTCATCTTCTTTTATTCAACCCTTGTGCTAATCTTTTACTTGCTGGATTAATGCGTTTTGTGCGCTTTGCTCGTCTTGCCATTACCTTGCCTAGTCTTGCTCTAGTAACTTTCATTCGTGCACTTCGTGCCACGTTAGGAGCAGCATGGCATGCTGTGGGAGAAGAAACAATGCGTCCGTGTCGCTTTCCACCACTACATCTATATTTACGTACTAAAGTTTGACCTTTTCGTCCCCAAATTTGTTTTGCTTCTTGCATTTGCTTATCCTAACTGAAATATTAGCACAACTATAGTAGATAACAATCCTGCCATTATAGTGCCAGAGGCTGTAATAATAGTGCCAATCACAGTTTTATTATTACGCTGTATAACTTCATTTTGTGATTGAATCAATTCATGCACTTTTGTTACACTCTCCTCTACCTGCTCTAGTCTACTTTCTAAAAACTCGTAGCGTTGAGCACATAAGTCTACATGCGCTTCTAAATTTTCTTTTTCTAAACTTGTAGTGCTCATTGATATTCCTAATGATAATATATTTATGCTACATTTAGAAAAAGAATATTCTGTAGTTCATTGTCTTGGGTGTAAAAGCAAGGAATAGCAAATTCCACAGTTTCGTCTAGATCTATTAAAAAAGGCACTAGATCAAAGTCATTAATTAACATGTCTAATGTAATAGAATCAGGTATGTTAGGTTCAAATTCAATTACCCAAACTTTCTGTGTGCCTTTGTATCTCGATCCAAATTGCGTATCACAATCTTCGTCTTTTATCAAAAAATGAATGTTTTCAGGATTAGCTCTAAGTCCAATGGTTTGAATTACTGTGTCGCAGTTATCTTGTTGAAAAGATTCTTTATTATGTCGTCGACGGATACCTGTGTCAGTAATGTCAACAAGGGTTTTTACTTGAAAGCGCATCAACTATTTAAGTCATAAAAAAAGCGCCACTGTAAAAGTGACGCTTTTTTATTCAACACAAATAAGCTTATTATGCTACAGTGATGCTTGTTCCTAGTGTACAAGCTGTGTCTGTACCACAACCATCTAGCGCACCAACTCGTGCAGCAATAGAAGCTGCGTCTGAGTGGCTTGCATCCATAATTAGGTGTACAACACCAGTACCAGCGTTTGCACCAAACACTAGTAGTGGGTTAAGTTCTCTTAGAATAGTATCATATACAGAACCATAAGCAGCGTCTACAGCACGTAGGTCAACTGCTGTGTTGTCGCCGTTAGATGTAGAACGAACAGTTAGCAGGAAGCTTTGTACCTGGTTTGTTGAAATCAGTGAGTTTACCGCATGGGTACCACCGTTAGCTGGGGTTACGTCAAATGTTACAGCCATTTTTTATCTCCTAAAATGTTTCAAGATCGGAATGATCTTGTTAAAAGTATTTAGCAAGATAATAAAAAAAACTGGTTTTGACTAATTTATTTGTTAGATTTTTTAATTCTACTGTGTAGAACTTTAAGCTGCTGTATAGCTGTTGGTCCCGCTTGAATAAAGTCATGAATCATCTTAATAATAGGCAAATAACTTTGTATATAATTCAGTGGAGAATTAGTGTTTTTGAACGAACGTTCAACAAATTTGTGAGCTAATACCATGTTGTCGCTGCCTACAAGCATTCTGTAGTATGCCATATCTTTAGTAGATCCTGCATCAAAGTCAGCTTGGCTTATTTCAATTTCTGTATCCCTTACAGAACTTACTTCTAAACGATTTTTGCCTACCCATCGAGAAAAGTCATCTATAATATCACTAGAGCGTAGTTTTGCTCGAGCAGCAAATAAAAGTTTGGTTACTACTTCTTTGCGCTGTTGCACAGAAATTTTTGTATAGTTTGCTAGTAATCTACGTATAAAACTATAATCTGATATCTGTGCCGCAAGACTTTTTTGTAGTTCATAAAATAAACTGTATGAATTTATTTTAGGATCTCTTGGATTATTTTTAATTTGTGTTAGATGTCCAGCAAGTGTTGCGATAGGTAAATGTGTATTACGTCTAACTTTTTTAGCTGCACCTGGATCTTTCAACTTATCCATTGCTGCGTTATCGCCAGTTACAAAATATATGAAATTGTAAAGGTCAGTATTTGCAATTTTAAACATTTTATAACCGTTGTAGTCTAAAGTTTTATCTAAATACCTATTAAGAAAATTATCATTTTCATTATCGTATCGCATTACTTCAATAATACATACAGTCAAAAACAATTTTTCACAGCAGTCGGAATATGTAAGTGATTTTTGATCACTTTCATTTCGCACCATTCGTGCTTCGTGTATTTCTTTAATGAACTCCATCATTTTATGCCGCTCAGCTTTTGGATTTGATTTAGCTCAATGCTCTTTGCTTCTCTTTGCACTTGCCTATTAGCAGCAGTGAAACCCGATCTATCAACTAATTTTATAGCACCTTGACTATGATCTAACACATATCCTTCGCCGCCCGAAGCATCACCAATTGTCGCTTTAATAGCTGTATTATGTGAGTCAAACTGCTTGATTATATCATTTTTAATTTGCATAATTTGATCTACAATTTTCCACATACCACTAAACGCACTTTGATGCTCAGTAATATACTGTTGAATACGCTGCTGTTTAGCAGGTGACACTTTGCTAGTGCCTAGCCAATTTACAAAATCAGATCCTAGATTTGTAAGACCGCTGTCTACTTTTCTATTAAGATAGGTATAGAAAATCATAGGCAGGTCTTTCATCTTTAATCTTGTTAATCGTTCGGTATTCAACATATCGTCGATTTGTGCACCATATTGTGTAATACCACTATTTGCATCATTTACATGACTGTCGTTGACATTAGGTGCACGTTCAACAGTTACAGGAGGAAAATACAGTACTTCACCTGTATTCATTTGATTGAGTATACTTTGAGGCACCGTAGAATCTTTACCGTCGGGTGTCATAAACCTGTGCACCACTACTCCACTTTTACTAGCTGCTATGTTTTTTCCTATTTCACTCGATGCATCAATAGAGTAGGTAACAATATTAGGCGTGAATACAAAGTTACCATTTTGTTGAGGTGGAGTATCAAAATACAGTAGGTCACCTTTTAAATATCCTATTACATGCTGAGGAAAACTTTTTTCATAAAGGTTATAAAGAGCAGACATCTTACTTGCAAATATTTTTTGTGCTTCTGCGTTATTTGGGTTACGTCTACTAAACATTGCATTTACTGCGGCAGCGCTTGTGGGCTTACCGTCGTAACCTTTAGCTGCAAAGCCACTTTTATCTGTTAAAACAAAATCACCGTTTTCATTGCGTCCAAAAATTATAGCCGGCGATCCGTCCCACTTGATAGTAACATCTTTGTGCCTGCCTTGTTCTAAACCTTTTAGCGCATCAACTGCACGAAGTGCACCTTTAGACCCTTCCCAAAAAATTAAATCTTCTGCGTGTTGTATACGTGCTTCTGCACCTTCATTCAAGGTAAACTTAACATCTTCAAATAGTTCTATAACTTTCATTAGATAGCTCCGGCTAGTTCACGCAAACGAGTTATATCTTTGCTTTCAGGTAATTGGATACCTTTTTTTGCAAAAGTTGCTTCTGCATCGGCTACTAATTCTCTGTAATCTATACGGTTACGTAGTTTTGTAAGAATTGTTTCTACACTTTCTAAGTCATCTGCTTGTGCATTTGGACCAATTAGGTGTTGCGCAATTTCTTGCGGATTTTTAGATATCACTTGATTAGACTCTCTATCAATCAAGCCGTTTTGAGAACTCCATTTCATTCCTTGCGCAGTAGCAATACTGCTCATCAGTATTTGCCTGTCGGCTCCAGAATAAGCTGTACCTTCGTTAGAACCTGCCATACTCCATTTCATCCATTCTGGATCGCCAAACATCAAATCAGTTTGTACATAGCCATTTGACTCATCACCAAGAATAGGTGTAAGAAAATGCACACTGATACCTGTCTTACGAATCCATGTTTTTGGATCTTTACCATTCTTTTTACACCAAGCTGCTAATTTATTCACAAGTTCATCTTTTGAAACATCTTGCTGATTTACAGCCACATCTAAGTCTCCACTGGTTTCTTTACGTCCAGTAGATCCTAACATAAAATCTTCATGTGGTAAACCTGTAATTTGCTCTAGCCATTGTAAAGTAGGTAATACATCTGCTTTATTGATTCTCTGTGTTAATATTCTACCTTCAGGATCTTTGAATATGTTTCCGCCTTCATTAAGGATTTTCATTTTTGCTTTCCCTTATTGTGCGTTTTAGACTGCGATTAAATTTTTCAATGTCACCTGTTTTCAAAGCATTGATAAACTTTTTTTCTAGTTTTACGCCTACTTCGGTGCCATACTGATTGTCTATACGAGACATAAGATTTATAACACTTTCTAAAATGTTTGCAGCTGATGCTTCTATCATAGAGTCAGGATCTTGACTTCTATAACTTTGTAATTCTTCTAAGATGGATCTTGTCTTTTTACGCATGCATTTATTTAGCTGCTGTTACATAAATAGTTTTGGGAATGGAGGGCAACCCAATGCACATGAAATCACTACGGGTCTCGGGAAGAGGCCACGTTCTTGCGAAACTATCTGAGTTTGTTTATCAAGAACCGGAAGAAGCAGAAAAATTAGTTAAAGAATTTGGTTTTCATACTTTTGAATATTATAACAGAGACGGGGCACAAGCATATAGATTTGAAAGTGATTCAGATGTAGTGTTTGCATGCCGTGGTACTGAACCAGGTAATTTTAATGATATGCTTGCAGATTTAGATGCAAGAAAAGAAGACAGCGAAACAGTAGGTAAAGTACATAAAGGCTTCAAACGTGAAGCTGACGACATTTGGGAGATGATTTACGAAGATTTAATTGCTCTCAATGAGGATAAAAGAAACTTATGGTTTACTGGACACAGCTTAGGTGCTGCAATGATTACTATTATGGCAAGTAGAGCGTGGGATGATGACGCATTGCCAGATCCGCTTGAACTACATACTTTTGGATCTCCAAGAGCAGGCGACGCAGTATTTGCAGACAGCATGAAAGACAAAACGCATTATCGTTGGGTAAACAATAATGATATTGTTACGATGGTTCCGCCAGCGTTTATGGGCTTCAAACATGCAGGTACTGAAAAATATATAAATTCCGATGGTCTTGTAGTAAAAGTAGACTTTGTAAAAAAACTCATAGATCGTTGGAATGGCTTAATGGGCAACAAAATGGATATGATAAACGACCACACTTGTAGCCTATACGCAAAGCACTGCAAAGCAAATTAGTAATATTACTGTAACTTATGCACGTAACGCAAAGATCGTTTGCATGAAAAGGGGCTATTAAAGCCCCTTTTTTATGTTATAGTTGATGTAAATAGAGTTAGTAAAAACTTTTTCTTTCTCTAGATTTTACTACTAAACTTACAAAAAAGGACTTAATAGATGTTAAACATAGGACGGCTCTTCGAAAAAAGAGCAAGAGACGCTGCCCTTGACCAATATGTAGCGTTCGAATATGGCAGAGAAATTCGTAGTTTGATGCAAAATGGCATTCCACGTGATACTGCTATTCGTGGAATTCGTGATAGGATTAAAAAGTAATGAAAATTATACATCAAAAAATAAAAAAATTTTTAACCCTATTTGAAATGCCTTGGGAAGTAAATTTTCATGGCACAATAATCGGAACTGACAACGATGCGTAAATTTATTAAGTCTCTTTTTGATAGACGTTCTGACGAAGAACGTTATTTGGCTAATGCTCATGACATTTATGATCTTGAGAATAGGCAGCAAATGTTGAATAGGGGAGAAGCTCCTTTTCAAAAATATTATAAAACAACACTAGATGTATGGAACCATAACTAATGAACTCATTTTGGAAAGGCGTTGGCAACGCAATGAAAGCTGTAGGCGAAGCTAGAGCACGTAGAGCGCTAGCTCGTTATCAACATATACTAGACTATCACGGTATAAGTATTACTGATACGGATAATAAGAATAAAAAAGGAGCCTAGTGCTCCTTTTTTTATATGTACTGCTTCCAACTTTCTTGCCGCAGTTCAAATTTTAATTGTTTCCTTTTGTGTACTAGCTCATAATAATCTGGCCTATACGGCCGTCGTAACGGACTGACATCAGTCCGACTACCTTTTTTAACATTGCAGCTTTTACATGCAGTTACAATATTAGTCCAATTTGTTTTACCACCTTTAGATATTGGCAATACATGATCTAATGTAAGATCATGTTTTGAAAATTCATTCCCGCAGTATTGGCAAGTGTTCATATCACGTAGGTACACATTGTTTTTTGAAAATCTAGGATGTGTTTTTCGCTTATACATATCTTTTAACATGATCACAGCAGGCACACGAGTTTCCCAACTTGGGGAACTTACAATCCAGTCATCATACCATTCTAAAACTGCGCACTTATCTAAACACATATATGTGATAGCTTCTTTCCATTCTACCAAACTCAACGGTAGATATGACAGCGGTCTTGCATCGGCATTTAACACTAGAACGTCAGGCATTTGTCATGCTTCCTAAATAGAAATTGTTAATGCTTTTATAATATACTAGGTTAAAGAAATCTACAACCCCAATCCTACAAAATAAGTGTACATATCACGTATACTAGTTGTGCCTAGCTTACCTGCTTGCTGACTCTTTGTAACAGGCACGTCATAGTTTTGATTGTGAAATGCTTTCTGCCATTTAGAACCGTTTGGAGAAAACTGAAATGCCTGCATTATAGCTGCTTGTACTGCCGGCTGATATGTTCCTATGTTAGGAAACTTCTCTAGCATACGATAGCTTTTTGCCCACTGAGGATATACTGCTATTTGCTCATCTAGTGGTGCTGCTCTAAATTCATCAGCAGTCATACCTCCCATTGGAAAGTGATTCTTGTGTATTTGTGTAGCGCCGTAGTGATTCCCGCTTGGCGACACTGCGGTTGAATCAAAGTTAGACTCCGTTTTTACAATAGCACGCAGAGCGCTAGGTGCTATACCTAACTCTTTAGCAGCTCTAGCAATAGCTGCTGTTACAACGTCTGGTCGTTGCTTGGGCATTGGAGGTGCGTTACGCCTTGCTACTTCGGCATCGCCGTCGCCACGTCCGGAACTTTGCGCTGCTCTTGCTGTAGAAGATGCTACTGCTGCATCCATTTCGTCTCTTGCGTCTTGCGGATAAGTATCTTTTTTACCCCAGGTAAAAGGATTCCACCAGTCCTCGGTTATAATTTCACTGAATCTCATCTTATTCTACCTCTTGTTACAATTGCTAATGCTGCTTTAAAAATTTGCCTTAGAGTTCTACCGTTTGGTCTTAGACTTTTATGAATACGTTTTCCTAAGAAGTCTTTTCTATTCAAGTACACATGAGTTCTTATGCCTCTTTTCTCTGCCATTTCTAACACTTGATCTAATAATTCTAAATCAGGCTGTGAATGTTTCCTTACAACATCTATGTATTTTACATAATTCTGTTTTGTAAGTTCAGTGCCGTCTTTGTACCTGTCAGGTATATATCCTGTTTCGTCGTATTTTGCAACAGTTTGTATTGCTTCTGTTGGCCATACATGAACTGCTCTAACAAATTTTTTAAGACCAATAACAGGTTGTTTGCCTTCTAGGTCTAACCTAGTTTCTAATTCATCGTCGAAAACTTGTCCTAGTGTAAATGGCCCTAATTTATAGGACCTACCTGGTGACTTACCTTGTCTAGTTTGCAGTGCTTGTTCTAATTTTTCTTGATTAATTTCAAAAGTAACTGCTCTGTCTAAGAATTCAGTAACATATTGATTGCTAGGTGATCTACTAAAACTTATAAAACTATCTTTTGCAACAGGAATTGCATCTTCTACATTTACTTCAAGACCGTTATTGATCAGTATTCTTACAGCCTTTTCATAAGTCATAGAGTGATAAAGCAGTTTAAGATCAGACTCGAATACAAATTCTTTACTTCTCATTATCTGAGTCTTCCGCGACCACCTGGTAATCTATCTCTTGAACCGTAATCTTTTACAGGTCCGCCATATGTAGTGCTTTTCCTTCTAGTGCCACCTAGCTTAACCCTGCGCCTGCCTATTTTCTGTGTTTTTTTAGTATCTCTAGCACGAAGACCCTGTGCTTTACAACTTGCTTCAGCACTAGCACCTATAGGAGTGGTTTTCTTGCAAGTATCTTTACTTGCTTTCCATTCTTCAATATCGTCTTCGTGAATTGTAATATCGACAATTTTCATACTGTTATTTATCAGCGATACTTGTCTGCTACATTCTCGTAATACTTTTGTGGAGAAAGTTTGAAAGTAAGTGCAGATCTTGGACCACGAGTTGTGTTTAGTGACACAACTCCTGTTTTCTCGTGAAATTCTATTTTTGTGATTTTAGCACGTTCGTTGTTTTTACCAACTAGTATTTCTTGTCCAAGCTCCAACTCTAAGGCAATTTTTTTTAATGACATTGTAAAATCCTCCGTTGTAGCACTGGTATTTATTGAATTTTTCTTGACATAATTTTGTATTGTGTTAAAGTAAATACAGTTAGAACAACGTTTAGGAAAACACAATGACCCTAACTCATATTGCAATTTTTGTTGGTGTAAGCGCCTTGGCTTATTTTTTAGGTAAGCTGGATGGTAAAAATCAAGCTACAGAAAACACTGTAGCAAACCTTATTGCAAATGGTTTTTTAAAGTATAGAGAAAAATCCAACGGCGATTACGAATTAGTTCCTCATCCTGATCGCTAAAAAGGGCTAAATATTGCATACAGGAGTATGCAATGAGAGCTAAAGACCTTGTACGATCAGTACTAGACCTTTTAGATAAATTAGAAGCACACGAAGAACAGGAGCAAGTTGAGATTGTTCCTGTGTCTCCTTGCGAGCAACCGCCCGAGGGCCGTTTTAAACAGATTTTTTCAATGTTAAACGATCCTAATCGCGGTTACGATAATTCACCAAATGAAATTATAGAACCTGTAGCTAGTGTTACAACACATGCAGGCGGTGGAGTAAATGGACCGAAACACCCTGCAGATATTAGGGTAAAAGATCCAAGGGGCTACGAATAATGGCAACAATTAAGTGCAAAGGACTCACAGGCGTAGTGTTTGATCTTACTGTCACTATGGGATCAACAACAATGAATGGCCTCACTGCACTAGCACAGGCTGTAGAAGGTTCACCTGTAACTACTGCAATGTACGGTGATGTCAGAGCTGATAGTGATCCTTCGATCAATCAAACAAATAACGGCAGTGATACCCTTACAGCAGCTGGTATTGCTGAAGGAGATCTAGTAATTTGTGTTGCTGATCAATCTGGCAATAAAGAAGTCCGTCAAGAATATAGAGGTGCAATTGCTAGTGCTAAACGTAAAGGTTTAGCAGCAGCAGATACAAACGCAGCATATTATAGAGCAGCAAACACATGGAACAAAACAAGACTTCCTAATCCTTACGAAGCAAATGCTTATAATCCTGATGATGACGAGAATACCGGAACTCTTGATGCAGGGAGACCCTGGACTTAATGCCTAACCACATACCAAACAGCACTAGTTATACACATTCAAATGAACCTAATCAAGTCAATATCCACAAGGCTATGGATTATAATGCTGTTGGGCAGCCTGTAATTAGAACTGTTGGCGGCGACCTGTACAACAGTATTAACTTGCCTGCTGGATTTGGCGAAATACACAAGTTTGGTGCTGTGCCTGCTATGAGCCAAAACACTAATGGCACTATTTGGGATGAGAACGATACTGTCTATCCTTGGAGCACTATTGACTCGAACAGTGTGCTTACTGTGAGTGTTGTTGAGCCAAACAACGAGAATAACTCTAGCACAGACCTCAACGGCGATTCAGTAGAAATACAAGGACTGGACAGCAACTTTAACATTCAAACTGAAACTGTAACTATTTCAGGTTCAAGTGCTACTACAACAAACAACTACAAGAGAATTTACAGAGCAAGATTTACTGCTGCTAGCGGCTTTGATCCAAACACAAAACGCATACTGATCAAGTCAGGCGGCACCACAGTGGCAAAGATACTAGAGAATATAGGCCAGACACTGATGAGTATCTATACCATACCTGCAGGCAAAACAGGTTACTTAATGCGTCTTGATGTCACAGCGCAAGCATCTGCTTCAGGCAGCTTTAAACTGTATGCTCGTGCAAGTGGCGCAGGCAGTTTTCAAGTAAAACACATTGCTGAAGTAGTTGGAAGCGGTAGTCCTTATCAGTTAGAATATCCTATTCCGCAATCATTCCCTGAAAAGACAGACATTGATGCTCGAATGCACACGCTGTCTAACAACGGTAGATATACTTGTACGTTTGACATCTTATTGGTCGACAATTAGAAAGATTTTTTTGCAGCAATATTACTTTGATGTTCTAACCATGAGATACAACAGTTACTAAATCGCCTGTCTCAAGGTCACTTGCGAATGTGAGAGTAGTACCTGATAAAGAAAAATCACTATTTTCTCTTAGAAGCACTCCATTAAGATATACATCTATTGAATCAATATCATAAGCAGCCCCCCCAAGTTCTACTGTAGCTTGGCCATCTGTGACAGTTGGATATTCTTTTGTACGTGAAGATGCACCGGAGAAACTTGCTATAGTTGTTCCTCCTGGTGTTACGCCATCTGATATCCTAATAGTGTTTGTAATAGAATCATACCATATCCTGCCTTTTTGGCCGATGCGAGTGTTACCGTCCCCTACATTACGTCTACTTGAAAATATATCTTGTGTAAAGTCTGACACCGCAGTTACCTCACTGCTGACTTCTCGGATCGCCTACTTCTTGTTCAGCTTCTTCGTAACCATGGTCTGATTGATCTGCTAGCAATTTATCAATCACTCCGCTGCGTTTTCCGTTTGCGGCTTTTGCAAGTTCTGTATTTTGTTGCAAAGGCGGAGTAAACACAGGATTCTGGTCAAGTTCATCATGATCAGTGTCACTATTGCCCATATCAATTTCAGGCTCACCGTCCCCATTAATTTTTATGTTTATGGGTATGTTAATTGTAAACTCTCGTGCTCGCATGATAACCTCTACTGCCTTCTTATATCAGTATTTATCAATACCGCCTTGTGCATAAATACTATTACAAACTGTGGTCAACCCGCAATGCAAGGTGGTTGGAGGGACAGGATCCCCGTGGAGAGAGTGCATGGCTGTAGGTCGTATATCAGGACCGTTACTTAAAGCTAATCTTGAGAGAAACGGTATTGACCTTGCAGTTGAAACCGATCTACTTTATATTGACGTCACAAACAACAGAATAGGCGTAAAACAATCTTCGCCTGCGTACACTTTGGATGTAAACGGCACTATTCATTCAAGTAGAATTGAAACAGATTTTCTCACTGTAGCGGACAATTATAATATCGGTAATGTTAATATAACCAGCACTGTGGCAAATCTAGAACTTCAACCTGCAACTGCATCTGACCGCACGGTAGTTATAGGCGATCTAGAAGTAACAGGCGACATTATTGGTTACAACGATGGCTTTACTATATCAGACGATACTAGTTCAACAATCGACGTTAGATTAAATTCCACACTTAGGCTGACAGACGGCGATGACATGAGTGTTGTAACTAGCAGTGACTCTGTGCATAACATTGTTACTTTTTCAAGCACTAGCACACTAGACTCTGTTACGTCACGTGGCAATGCTACAGGCAACGATATTTACGCAGGTGCATTCTATGGAGATGGTTCTAACTTAACAGGTATCAGTACAACTACCAGCTTTGTAGATCTTGACGATACAGATGTAGCAGGACAAACTACTAATACCCTTATATTCTTTAACGGTTCAAAATACAAAGAAGCCACCACTGGTGCAGGAGTATCTATTGACGGTAACGGAATTATCACAGTAGATGAAGATACTGTGGCAATTGATACGTCTGCATTTATAAACAGTACGAGTAGCACCCTTGCAGATGTTTTGGCAGATCTTGATAGACTTGGCGTAACTCTAAATGATTACAATATTGAATATCCAACTGTAACAGGCGGCTCAGCTGATGTAACAATTAGTGCAGCACTTGCAGCAAATGAAATTTTATACGTATATTTAAACGGTGCACTTATGCGTATCAACAGCGACTACACGCTGAGCGGCACAACAATAACATTTGGTGAAACATTAGACGCTGCAGATCTTGTTACGGTAGTAGATACAAAGTCAGGTCTTGCTAAAGCTTATGCTATTGAATATCCTGTTGTAACCAATGCCAGCACAAATGTCCAAATGAGTGCAGCCTATAGATTAGATGAAATTGCAGTCTATCTAAATGGTATCAGATTAAAAGAAGTAGAAGACTTTTCAGTAAACGGAACTACTCTTGCATTCGATAGTCCACTTGTTACAAATGATCTTGTAGAAATACACGTATATAAAAACATAGCTGTAAACAATTCTTATATAAATGAATTCCCCTCAGTGACAGCTGGATCAGATACTGTTACTATGACCAAAGCTTATAGGTAC